AAACTGGGCAAGAAAAAATTCAGCCTAAAAGGCGCTGCGCAAAGCGTTGGAGCGGTTGCTTCTGCAGGAATCTTTGGTGGTGTTGCTGGTGGTACTGGTGCTTTAGTTGGCTCGTTGTTTGGGCCTGGTGGAGCTGTAGTTGGTGGCGGCATTGGCACTACAGCAGGTATCGCTGCGCAGCAAATTAGCAGTTTTACTGACTACGCGGCTTCTATCTCTTTAGCAGAAAAGGCCATGAAAAGAATACTTAAGGTAGAAAACGATGCTGTTGAGAGTGCTCGTAGGAACGCAATTGCTCAAGAAGCAATTGAATACGCAGTTAGCAGGCTGAACGTTGAGCGCGAAGACGCAACTGTTGGAATGACTCGTCTTAGCGCTGCGGTGTTAGGAGCCGGAGGGAATGTCGAGACTGCAGCACTTGCTTTCCTTGGTACTACAAAAGCCATCAAAGCTACGAAGGGCTCTGCAGACGATGTACGGGGCGGATTAACAGCCTTGGTGCAAATGTTCAGTAAGGGTCGCATTAGCGCTGAGGAACTTTCTGGGCAACTCGGCGAGCGCTTCCCTGCAGCCGTAACAGCTTTTGCAGAGGCCAACAAGATCAGTGGAGCTGTGCTGCAGAAGCAACTTAAGGATGGCAAGGTTGGGCTAGACAAGCTTGTCAAGTTCTTGGTTTTTGCTGTTGATAAATACAGCGAGGGTGCCTTAGACATGGCGGGCAGCGCAGAAGAATCTGGAGAACGTCAGAAACGAGCATTCGATGAGGTGAGAAGAGAACTTGGCAAACAATTAATCAACGTTGGAGAAAGATTGCAAGAGGGAATTACTGACTCGTTGATTGCCTTAACGCCAGTCATTGTTAATGTCGCAAAAGGCGTAGCGGCTGCGGTCACTGTAATTATTGACGGAATAGTCCTTGTCGTCAAAAACTTCCGCAATCTTATTGATGCTGTCACAGTGCTAGCGGGTGGCGCTGTTTTAGGTGCATTGCTGACAATGATCACGAAAGTTGGCACTGCAATGGGCGCTAAAGGTTTTGCATATTCTGTCGCGTTGCTTGGAAGGTTTATCAGATTTAAGCTGGTAACTTCAGTAGGCTTGCTGATAACAAAACTCAAGGCTTTGGCTATAACAATGGCTAGAAATCCAATTACATTGCTCGCGCTTGGTATAACTGCTCTAGGCGTATCAATGTTTAGGGCAAGTCAGCGCCATAAAGACTTCATCGATGATATAACCAGCGGAGTAACGTCATTGGACGACGCTGGCAAACGGCTTGATAAATACAAAAAACGTCTTGAAGCTTTAAATAAAATTCAAGCTATTGGTGACAAGAACCCTACTGCTCTTGCTGCTGGACTGAGAGAAGCAAGCAAAACAGGTCGCAAGCTGCCTTTGACTGGTGATGCGGGTGTAGTGCAAAGGCTGGCAGAGGATTTGAATGATCCAGACCTGCCAGTCATGTCAATTGGCACCAGCGAAGCGTTGGATGAGGCTCGGGCTATCACTGCTAATCAATTGTCTGGCATTCAGGCTGCTATGTCTGCTGTCTCCTCGTCAGGAGAAGACGATGACCTTATGAAGAGGCTTTTAGCAGCTATTGGCGGCAATAAATTTCCTGATTTAGAAGGCCTTGGTAAAGGCACGGGCAAGAAAGACATAACTCTTGACCAGCTTGAGGCTCAAAAAGCACTGCTATTTGAAGTAAAAACATTAGAGGATGTTCAGAAGAAACTTAAAGCCGAGAAGGTGGTGATAGGTCTTGAAGACCTGAAGACTAATGAGAAAGCGCTGCGCATAGCTCAAGCTGAATTTCAAGCTGAGCAGGCAACTGCAAGAATTAACGAGCAGATGAAATCATTGCATGAAAATATTTTGGCTCAGCGAGACAAGGCCTTGCTTGCCACCAAAGAAATCTCGCTAGAAGAATTTAATAGAAGAGAACTTGCTCGCCAGCGAGTGCAGCTAGAAGCTCAGCTTCAGCCACTTCTCAAAAATGGGAAATTGACGCTCCAAGAGATCAACGAAATTATTGATGACATTATTAACGGCGTCAGAGAAGGCCAAGACAAAGGCAAAGGTTTCGTCGAGGGCCTTAAGCAGATTTTCGAGGAAGCCATGAATATCAACGAAGCACTCGCTGAGCGTGGCGTTGAGGCTGTTAGAGAGTTTGGTGATGCCTTTGCGGATTTCGTCGTCACCGGCAAGGCTAATTTCCGTGATTTCGCAAACTCTGTCATAAAAGACCTGGCTCGCATCTTCGCCAAGAAGGCGCTGTTCCAAGGATTGAGCTTGATTCCAGGTGTTGGCAGTTTTCTTGGGCTGGCGGGAGCTGTTTCTGGCGGTGGTGGTGGTGGAGCAAATTCAACTTCCTTCGCTGGAGTTCCCAACAATATTCTTGATAGCGTTTTGAGTAATGCCAATGGCAACGTCATCGCGAAAAACAAGATCGTGCCTTATGCGATGGGCGGCATAGTCAACAAGCCCACGCTGTTCCCAATGGCAAATGGCGCTGGGCTTATGGGTGAGGCTGGACCTGAAGCAATCATGCCGTTGCGTCGTGGGCGTGATGGAAAGCTTGGTGTACAAGCGTCTGGATCTGGAGTAGGTAACATCACAGTGAATGTGGATGCCTCTGGCTCTTCTGTTGAGGGTGATCAAGATCGAGCAGGAGAACTTGGCAGAATGCTTGGCGCTGCAGTACAAGCTGAGCTAGTAAAACAAAAGCGTCCTGGAGGCTTACTCGCAAGCTAATGGCCACTTTTCCCTCAATCGATCCCTCTTATGGAGCGCAGAAGCGCAGTCAGCCTGTATTTAGGTCCGTACAGTTTGGGGACGGTTATCAGAACAGATTTACTTTTGGATTAAATCAAGACATGAAGGAATGGCAGCTGGAGTTCAGGAATATAACTGAGGCGCAGTCTGATGAGATTGAATCATTCTTGGAAGCTCGAGCTGCTAACAACATGGAGTCCTTTGATTGGTCCCCTCCAGACGAGACTGATACTTATAAGTGGATTTGTAAGTCTTGGACGAAGACCTTGCCTTATTCAAATCTAGCCACCATACAAACAACATTCACTCAAGTACCTGAACCCTAATGGCAACTTCGGCATGGACCGCCAGCACCGCATTTGTTGTTGGCGACATTCGCAGAGCAGTTACTGACCAGCCGACTGGCTTGTGGTTTCGATGCACCACTGCTGGAACGTCAGCTGCCACTGAGCCAAAATGGCCGACTGAAAGCGGCAATACAACTGAGGACAATACTGTTACTTGGACGGCCTTCCCTAGCATTTACGAGGAGCTAAGTGTTTTAAATCCAAGTGCGATCATTGAGCTTTTTGAGTTGCATTTAAACACCAAGCTTCATGGCAGTTCTGAGGTCTTGCGTTGGCATGCGGGTGTTAATGGCACCGTAACCGGAAATATCGTCTGGAACGAGCAGTCGTATTTTCGCTTGCCTGTAAAGGCTGAAGGCTTCGAGTATAAAAACACTGGCACACTGCCTCGCCCAACGCTAGCAGTTGCAAACACAGGTCTTTCAGTCACAGCTGTGCTTCTGCAAGTCAATGCTATTACTGTTGGAAATGATTTAGCGGGAGCGGAAGTCCGTCGCGTGCGGACCTTGAAAAGATTCCTTGATGCAGTTAATTTTTCAGAAGGTAATAGCAATGCAGACCCTTATGCTGCATTCCCTGAGGAGCGGTGGTTTGTTGATCGCAAGTCGAGCGAAAATCGCAATGCAGTTTCTTTCGAGCTTGCCAGCAAGTTTGATCTAGCTGGTCAAAAAATGCCTAATCGTCAGTGCGTTTCTAACATTTGCCAGTGGGAATATCGTCAAGGTGAATGCCCTTACACTGGTAACAAATTTTTTGATGTCAACGACAATCCTGCGGCCAGCCTTGAGCAAGATCGTTGTGGCAAGCGTATTAGTTCTTGTAAGTTACGGTTTGGCAAAAACGCAGAGTTGCCATTTGGATCATTTCCTGGTGTTGGCTTAACGCAATGACACTCTCTCAGAGCATCAAGCAGCAGATTCTTCAGCATGCACAGTCTGATCAGCCGAAAGAGTCTTGCGGCTTGGTTTGTGTCGTTAAAGGACGTCAGCGTTACTTCCCTTGTCGCAATTTGGCCGAAACACCAGATGAGCACTTTGTTCTAGATCCAGCTGACTATGCCAATGCTGAAGATCATGGTGAAGTTGTGGCCGTTATTCATTCACATCCAACGACGAATCCCCAGCCTTCGCAGGCTGATTTAGTTGCTTGCGAAAAAACCGGCGTTCCATGGCACATCGTCAATCCACAGACAGAGGAGTGGGGGTATTGCGAGCCGTCTGGCTATGAACTTCCTTACGTAGGAAGACGTTTTGCGTTTGGTGTTGTGGATTGCTATAGCCTTTGCCGCGATTGGTATGCAAGGGAATGGGGGCTGCAGCTTAAGGATTACGACCGCCGCGACAAATTTTGGGAGCGTGGAGACAACTTATATATAGACAATTTTGCCAATGAGGGTTTTCGTGAGATTTCGGTCGATGATTTGAAGTGTGGTGATGCGTTGCTAATGCAGCTGTCTTCTCCACTTCCAAACCATGCAGCGATCTACCTCGGGGATCAAGTAATCCTGCATCATGTTCAGGGGAGGCTATCTAGCCGCGATGTTTACGGCAGCTATTATTGGAAGAACACTGCCCGCGCCCTGAGGCATGAAAGTCGTTAAGGTCTACGGCGCTCTTCGCAAGCTGCTTGGTCAGTGCCGTTTTGAGCTTGATGTAGTAACGCCAGGCCAAGCGATCAAAGCCCTATGCGTCAACTTCCCCCAGCTTGAAAAATGGCTGCTTGATAGCGAAAAAGATGGTGTTGCCTATCGCGTGACTGTCGGAAAACAAAAGGCAACAGAGCAAGATGTCAGCCCATTACTTCTGCCTTTTGGGGATCGCGAGGTTTTTAGCATTACGCCTGTCATTGCTGGTGCGGGGCGTGGCGGCACAGGTCAAGTGTTGTTTGGAATTGCGTTGATTGCTACTGCGATTGTGTTTGCACCTGCAGCTGGAGGTTTTCTAGGCATAGGTGGTTCAGGTGCGATTACAGGCGCCACAGGGATCACGCTTGGTGCGGCTGCCTCGTCTGCGATCGGCACCGTGGGCCTTTCGCTTCTTATTGGTGGTGTTGCACAAATGCTGTCACCGCCACCTCAACCTCAAAGCTACGAAGAAGCAAAACAGCTTGAGTCTTTCTCATTTAGCGGAATTGTGAACACCTCTCGCCAAGGAGTTCCAGTTCCTATCGTGCTTGGTCGTGCCTACGCTGGCAGCGTGGTAATTTCCAGTGGTCTGGACGTAGTGCAGGATTAAAGCTGATGGCTGCAATTCGTGGTTCAGGTGGTGGCGGTTGTTTTACCGCAGACACTCTTGTCTCAGTACCTGGCGGTACCAAGGCGATTAAAGATATTCAAATCGGTGACATCGTTTGCAGCTTTGACGACAAGGGCAAAATCCATGAGGGCAAAGTCCTTAAGGTTCACGAGCACGAAAATGAGCGTGTCGTCAGGTACAGGCTTTGGGGCGGCCAGTCTTTAGACGCTACGCCAAATCATTGGGTTCTAAATCAGTTCAATGCGTTTGCTGCGATTGGAACGCTAGGCTCTGATGATTGCTTAGTTGACGAGTTTAACCATCTTCTTCCGATTGTTAGTCGAACAGAGATTGGACAGCATACGGTTTACAACTTGACCGTAGAAGGTCATCACACCTTTATTGCTAACACTATTCGTGTCCACAACGCTGGCCTTGGCCTAAAAATTGTTGGTTCAGGCGGAGGTGGAGGTAGCAAAGGTGGTGGCGGCTCACCAGAAGAAGATCCGGATAGTCTTCAGTCAGTACAGTACGCCAGTGTCCTTGATTTAGTTAGCGAGGGAGAAATTGAAGGAATCGAGGGCGGACAAAAAGGTGTGTACCTTGATGGAACGCCAGTTCAAAGTTCTAGCGGTACTAACAATTTTAAAGGCTATCAATTCCAGACTCGAACCGGAACTCAAGACCAGACCTACATTCAGGCAGCTGGAACTCCTCAGAGTGAAAAGCCTGTAGGGGTTGAGGTCCTCAAGGACAGTCCAGTCACCGTAAGAGTCGCTGAGGCAGACAGTGACGTAGATCGCGTCAGGGTCACGATTCAAACTCCACAGCTTCAAAAGATTGAAGACGATGGAGACATTAAGGGGACGTCAGTTAGTTTCGACATTCAGGTCTCTTACAATGGCGGATCCTTCACCACTGTTAAAGAGGCAAAAATCAGCGGGAAAAGCAGTGGCTCTTACCAAAGAGATTACATGATTCCTTTTACTGGGGAAAAGCCTGTTGATATCAGAGTGGTGCGCAAATCGGGCGATAGCGGGAATAGAAATGTCAACAAAACAATATGGCAGAGCTACACAGAAATCATCGACGACAAGTTCAGCTACCCAAACAGTGCCCTGTGCTTTTTAAAGTTTGACGCGCGTCAGTTTCGCAGCATTCCGCGACGAAAGTATCTCGTTCGCGGCATTAAGGTGCGAGTGCCGCACAATGCTGTTGTAGACCAAACAGATCACCCAGGCCGAATTACATATAGCGGCTTTTTCAACGGAAGTCTGATGACGCCAGTGTGGACTAATGATCCTGCCTGGCTACTGTACGATTTGTTGACAAATACTAGGTACGGAGCAGGCGTCCCTGAGTCCAGCCTGGACGTCTTTGATTTTTACAACATTAGCCAGTATTGCAATACGCTTGTTCATGACGGGAAGGGAGGGCAAGAGCCAAGATTTTCTTGCAACATGGTTATTAATACAAGAAAAGAGGTTTTCTCTGTAATTCAAGACTTAGCAAGTTTGTTCCGTGGCATTAGCTATTACGGCGCTGGGACGCTTGTTTTGAATCAAGACAAGCCGGCAGACTCTGCTTATCAGCTTGGGCCGTCAAATGTTGTTAATGGGGATTTCTTGTATTCAGGCAGCTCTATCAAGTCTCGTCACACTTGCGCAACAGTTGCCTATCAAAGCTACGACGATTTAGGAGAGGTTAGATATGAATATGTAGAGCTTGCGGATCAAGTCGCCAAGTACGGCGTTGTAAACAAAGAAATTCGTGCAATTGGTTGTTATTCGCAGGGCCAAGCACACAGACTTGGTAAATGGCTGCTTTTGACTGAAAGCAATCTTACTGAGACGGTTAGCTTTACTGTCTCAATGGATAGTGGTTTAATTTTAAGGCCAGGCGTTGTAATCGATATTGCCGACCCAGTGAAGTCTGGAACGCGACGTAGCGGGCGAATCAGCTCTGCTACGACGACTCAAGTAACGATCGATAGCGCTACTGATTTATCTGTCAGCTTGACTGAATCGCCAACCATCTCAGTAATGATGCCAACAGGCTTGGTTGAAACCAAGGCTATTAGTGATATCAACGGCGCCGTAATTGATATTAGTGGTGAATTCTCTCAGGCACCTAATAGCCAAGGTGTTTTCTTGATTCAAACCACTGATATTCCTTCACTTAAGTACCGCGTCGTTGGAGTCGCAGAAGGGGATGGCGATGGCACTTATTCGGTCACTGCCCTTCAGTACAACGAATCTATTTACAATGCTGTTGAGAACAACGTTAATCTCACTCAGCCGAAGATTAGCAATCTTAGTGGAGTTCCTGACCCTGTCTCTGGCATTACTGGCGAGGAGTATCTGTATGAGGAAGGCCAGGGTGTGCATGTTGGATTTGATGTTAGCTGGGTTGCTCCACCGCAAGGCGTTAGTGAGTACAAAGTTTCTTACAGAATAGATGACGATAATTTCACAGAAGTATCTACTCTCACCCCATACGTCAGCCTGCTTAATCTCAAGCCAGGCCAGCTTGAGATAAAGATTCAAG